ATCGACGGTATTTCTTTTGAAAGTACTATTTCAGTTCCTGCACATAAATCAGTTAACAATTGCTTTACAGTTACACTAGCATAACTTTTATTGAAAATGATGTCATATAATAACCAACTATATCCTTCGCATTCAACTTTCACTGGAACTGACATATTGACTTGTTTTACAAAGCCTTGAAATCGTTTTACATTATTGCCGTCATAACCCAAAAGAACGCTTATTTTATCTCCTTCCTTAATTGCGTATTCCTTACGGTCATTTGGTTGGTTGATGTCTTCCGTTTCGGTTTTAATCGTTCGCATATAAGATATTCTGGGCAACTCAATTGTACACGTGTCGGTAAAACTATTAATGTCTAATTTATAGCTCACTTTAGCTGGTTTCACTTTCGTGAAAATTCCTATCGTTATGTCGCTCGTTAAATAAAACATTATTCAGCTTTTAAATCTAAAATAAAATCACTCTCACAGGTCAAATTAAACGGACGAATCCACGTTGCTTTTCCTGTTACTTCAGGAAAGTCAAGAGACGTAATTACCACCCTACAACTTTCATCCAGGAATAACTCTGGATAACCACCGTGTAATGAAATCGGCTCTCGGGTTTCTTTTATTTCTTTTAATAAAAGGATTTGATCCTCAGGAAAAAACCTGTCTTTCCCAATCAAAAACCCTTTTATAGTAAACTTATAATCATCTTCAGAAAACTGCTCTTTAATCGTGCCACGGCGTTCGCTTACTGTAGTTCTAATAATTGTAGAACTCAATTGAACCGATATGGTGCACGCATCAATTGTGAGTGCTATCTTGTTAGACTTCCAGAACTCAACTGGAAACCAAATCGCTTGGCCATAAGAACCAATCTTATTAAGAGCGATTTGATTTTGCGAATAATCAACACTTCCTCTTCGTCTTGGGTTCTCCAGTGCTACCGTATAATGATCAGGACGTTCAATAGGCGTTTCTTCATTTTTGGGTTTAACGAAATACTTGTTTCCAAACGTGGTTTTATAAAGGGCTTGCAAATCATAAATGTTACTCATAATTAAGCCGTTTTAGAACCGTTATAAACCACCCTACTCAAACATTCTAATACTACATTTTCTAATTCCTGAACCGTTTCCTTAGTGTTCAAAGTCGTAAACTGTAAATTATCAAAGAACTTCCCAATAGTAATATTGATTACTTTAGGTCCTGCACCCGAAACCGTATCACCCGCCGCTTTGCCCGAAGCATCGTTTGAAGCTGCTAATGAACCACCTACACCTAATGGGGAATCTTTAGGGGCAATAGGCGTTGGTTTTGCTTTAGGTGCTACTAAAGTAGTTGTATTATTCACTTCGAGACCTCTACCCGTTAGATGTTTATAAACCCAATCAATTGCTGTTAAAATTGGTTTTAAAACATTTTCCCAAAGCCAAACGATAATATCAACGACTCCTCCTATTAAACTTCCGACTTTTTCGATAATCCAACCGAGAAACAGGAACAAATCTTTCAACATTTGGCTGTGTTTTACAAACTCCATAACTGAGCTTACGAAACCCCACAGTTTTATGCCAATTTTTACAGCAAGATCCCAAATAGTTGAAAAAACACTACCTATAACATCAATCCAACCACTCCATTCGCTTGTACCGTTTACCATTTGCATGATATAATCAACAGCCATTCCAATACCGTTTGAAATCATATCGATATAAGGTTGCGCTTGAGCTAAAGCGGGACCAATCCAATTTGCGAATTTTATACCCAAATCCAATAACTTATTGAATACTGGACTAAAAGCGTCTCCAATATCCGAAGCGGCATTTCCAAACTTATCTTTTACGGTACTCCATTTTCCCGCTTTGGTTTGGCTTTGTGCTGCCATAGCGCCTTCGTACATTCCGCCTTTAGAATTTGACATTGCCATTGCTTTTGATAAATCAGCATAAGTAACATCCATTTCTTTAACTTGTTTAATATTCTTTCCTGTTGATCGCGCCAACATTTCATAGATATTAATCCCGGCTATTCCAAATTGTCGAATATCCATTGCAGTGGCTTTACCAACGGTTTTAATTTGTTGCATATTAGCAGCCATTCGGCTTAAAACATCATTACCACCACCAACAGCAGAAACTGCATTGGCTAAATTCATAGCATCGCTTCGGGCATCTTTTGCATTCGATCCCGCAGATATTAAAGCACGATTAACTTCTAATAAAGAAGCGGTATCAAAAGGGGTAACATCAGCATCTTGACGAATATTTTTATAAGCATCGGTAGCTCCTTGTTTTCCTAAAAAAGTGGTCAGTCCAGTAATAGCTGATTCTTTTTCCATACTTTTAGTAATCATAGCACTCACTCCAGTACCTACAGCTCCAACTATTGCAGAACCCGCTTGCATTGCAAAACCTCCCAACATCGAACCTACAGCAACTCCTCCAATACCAATTCCGCCACCTGTTCCCCCTTTGGGGGTTAGGGGGCTTCCTGCGTGATTCGTTGACATTCGTTGTAAACTTGCCAACTCTCTTTTTGCCGCCGATATTTGACTTGGAATAGTGCTTTTTGAAATCGTGTTTTCAACATCGCGAATCTTCGATTGAAGTTCGCCAAAACTCATCCCTAAAATCTTATTTCTACCCGTAACCTGATCTGCAGATTGCTTCATTTTATTAAACGCAGATTGTGAGCTTGAACTAACTTTCGTTATGTTCGAGCTCATCATATCTTTCATTCGTAAAACAAATTCAATCGTGTTGTTCATAGTTTATGGCTTTGTTCCCCCTTTGGGGGTTAGGGGGCTTTTATTTAGCTTCACTTTTAGCAAGTTCTAAGGCAATTCCGGTTCTATAAAAAAACAGTTCTTCGCCCCATTCTTTCAAGGCATGTGCTCCAAATTTCATTGAACCAAAAACAATCAAATAATCAAGTCCTGCTTTTTGGTTTTGGCAATCAGAAATTCCTTTCTGACTAAAAGCGAAAGTATTCCGCTTTTTTCCCCTCCAAGATGTTGTTTATTTGCAAGAAAACCGCAATAAACTTGTCTTCATCTTCAATCAAGTCAATATCACCTTCAATCCAAAGTTGTTCCAGGATAAACGCCACGGCTTTACTCATTCCATTAGTCCCAATAGAAGTCATATAATCGCCTAAATCGTCCGCTGTTGGGGGTCTAAGAACCGCCATATCGTTGTCAATTTTAAGACAAACTAAATCACGACCACCATATTGCTGTTTCCAATTGTCCAATTTGATTTGGGTAAAACGAGCAATAAATGCCGTTTTTCCTTCTGAACCTTCCGCTGTTGGTTTTGCTTTTTCAAGCTCTTTTGCTTTTCTGTTGGCAAATACGGTTTTTAGATCACCGCTTACTTTTTCTGAATTTTTCATCTTGTTTTTTTTGTTTGATTGTTTTTATTTTTTCTATTTTTCCGCCCACATCTCCCTCCCTTTTGGGGAGGGTTGGGGTAGTTTTAAGGTAATTGAACGTTCATTGCCAAATAGGGCAACGTAATTTCACGATGCTTAGCGTTTTGTTCCAAGTCCACGCCACTTTCTGTAAAAGCAACGCCTGAAGCTATATACGTCTGAATTGGATCTACCAATCTCTTTTTGAAAGAACATGTAATTATGATCGCTTCATGCGGAACATCAGTAATATCTTCAAAACCTGCTAAACGTGCCGCTTTATTCATCAAGTCGGCTTCAAAGCCTAAAACCTTGATACTTCCAGAACCTTTTTTGTTTCCGGACATAATGTCAATGGCTTCGTCGCCAGCACCGTATAAATGCTCTTTCTCCACTTCCTTTTTAAAACCAAACCCACGAAGTCCTTTAATCGTTCTTCCTAAGATTTTAATTTCAAAACGTGCCCAAGCACATTCTTCTGAGGTAATATTTACGTTTGCCATTTTTTTAAATTTGAGCCGTTAAACCAATTGTAATTTTTATCCAAGTCAAATAGCCAAGCGGCAAAATGCTAATCTCGATAACGCCTGTACTCGTGTTAATAATGTCAGTGTCCGTTGGCACATTAACATCTACATCACTCATTTGACCCGCCAACTGTGCTTGCAATTGCTGTTTGATTTCATTTTCCAAATGCTTCGCATCGGTTACGTTCATAGTTCCATCAGCATTCACTCGAACTGTCGTCTCTAAAAGAGGGGTTGCAGTAGCCACCGCCACACGTTGTACTTTGTCAACCACACGCCCGTGAACTAAAATGCTGTAGTCATCGGCACTTGCCATATTGTCTCGAGCAAAATAATATCCTGCTGCACCATCACGACGATGCATAATGATATATCCTGCATCCGCAAAAGCATCTAATTCTTCAGGGTAAAATTCCTCAAGAGCTTTGTCGCCAATGTAAGCCTGCGGAATGGTTAATGCACCATTTTGTCCGTTGCCAATTTTGATGTGCGAACCAAATTTCACTGCTCTTGCCAAAGCCAATGCAACAGCTCCAGAACCATCATTTAGATTGCTTCCCAAAACAACTCCTGCAAAACCATTCGATGCCGTATTTGGCGCAAATAAAGGAGCCGTTAAGTCGTTCACGCGCCCTTCAATAAGAATACGAACGGGCTTATTAATTGACTGTTGATAAAGCGCAAGTGTTTTTGAAGCCAATAATGCCGCTTCAACATCCGCGTCTAAAAAGTGATCTGCCGTCATGGTATAAGCCGCACCTGGATTACGGATCAAACCAACCATCGTAATTGCACCTTGCGAAGCGTTCAATAGCTTTTTCAAACCATTAGCATTCGTTGAAGTTGCCATATCGGTAAGTGTCATCGTATCTTCAACCCCTAATATTATCAAGGCTTGATTTCCGCCTAATTCTTGATAAAACAATTGAATTGCTTTATTCAAAAATGGTTCGTCAATTTCAGTGTAACCTTTGGTTACGGCATCGTCATAATTGTAAACCGTTACGATTTCTCCAATTTTTTCAACCGCAGTTCCAACCAGTCCGGCAACTCCATCTAAGACAATTATTTGTCTTTTCAAATTACCATTAGCAACTGCTACAGTTACTTTTGGCGTTCCAGTTCCTTGGCTCATTATTCGTTTACTTCAGTATTAATAATTACTTCAGTATTAATAATTACTTTATAGGCTTCGAATGCAGCAACCAAATCAACTTGTTTCTGACTAGCAGACTCAAGCTTCAAAGATTTAACCAAATCTTTAAGTTCTACATAAGGTGCTTTTTCAGCATCAAATGCGTTCAACTCTTCTAAAGTGAATACTTTAGTTTCTTCTTTTGGCTCTTGGATTTTGCCTTTTGGCTCTCTTGCGTAAGAAGTCACTTTATTATCTTTTAATCCGTTCGCAAAACCGTCAGCAGATCCTTTGGTGTGAAAAACACGTCCATCGGAAGTAATGTGACATTCGTTGCTTGATTCGTGGCGGTCGAAATAATCCGCTGCTTGTTCTTTTGACATTTTAAAATGGTTTTAAATTAGGTTTAAATGTATTTTAAATACTTCAGGACTCCCAGTGTGGTGAAGAGTACAATCAGTCCCAGAAATATTCTTCCTAGTATGATTTCGGTCTTTTGCCACCAAGTTAAAGGGGTTTCAACTGGATACGGAATTTGCTTGATTGTTTGAGCGTTTTCTGTAATATAAGTATCTTTCCATTTAGCGAAGAGTTTTTGTGCCTCAGCATTGCAATCCACCGTAAGTATATTATCGTGTACAACTACTTTTGGAGGTTTTAAATAGGCTCCTGCCTTTGTAGTTATTCCGCCTTTGGGTGTTAATGCACTTTTTATAACGACCTTCCCGTTGACACAATCGAGATAGGCCTTATAATAGCTACTATCCTTTTCGGTTTTGAAAACAGTGTCACG